GCAGGAGAAATCTTGAACCGTTCACTTTGCGAGACCCCTAACAAAAGGGTGTACTCGGCCGAACGGCACAAGACTGCCTTCTCCCTAAGCTCGTCGGGTTTGACCCCAACAAGCATCGGGTAGAGGGACTCCTTCTGCCTAGGCAGACTTCCGTCGTGCCGGAGGCGAAGCGCGCGATAAGAGTGGGAGAAGAGGTCGCCAACATCACCATCGGCGAGATCTCTCCACGCTCCTGATCTCAACATAGTCCAAGGTCGGGCTAGCTGACCGTACTCGTCGGGACTCGAAGTCCCGAAAAGTGCAGTTTGCAAGCCCTTCCTTAACCATGAAGGGACCACGCGCTTCGCCCTTGTCTCCGTCCAAGGGGCCTTGGGCGGCAGGGAGAAACCACCAAACTCTCGGGGGACCATAGGTGCGAAGCCACGGTTGCACGCCCAGGAAATTAATCCTGGGTGACAACGCAAGGCAACGCGCCGAACAACCCCCCAACAGTCTGGGTGTTTCTCCGCTACGGAACGCACAGCGGGCCCAACGACCGCCCACCACGGGACCTCGCGACCCTCCGGATCATGACCCGGAACGGAAACGACGCCCCTAAGTGGGAAGGCGCTGGACGGCCGTGCGAAACGTAGCCCGTGCGTAGCCTGCATACGTTTCACCTTGAAGCCGTAAGACGAACTTGATAGATTGAATGGGGCTGGGTAAGCGTCCGGTACACCTAAGTACCTGCGACACTCCCTAACCCGCTCTCTATCTCGCTCGTCAAGGAGGCCAGCGACAGCAGCCCTCGCGTATGATCCGACAGGGAAATCGGACTTACGGATGACTACTGTCACATCCTCAACGGAACTAGGGTGAGACGGGACGACCCGACGTCGCATAGGGACGTTTTCAATGAGAAAGATCTCCTCAGTGAAAATTCCCCATCTGGCACTCTTCAGATGCTTGGCGGCCCGAGAGAACTTCATCCCCGAAAGGGAGATGTTCTTCTCGTACCGGCGAACAACTTTAGGATGCCAGATCGACGTCAGGTCGTCACCGCAGACCACGTACGGCTGCCGCCCAAGGCAGGGAACATTCCTCCGGACAGTGGCTATCGCGGAGTCGGCGGCCCAAAGGTTGGCCAGACAGAGGACGAACCAACTGAGAGGGAGTCCCATCAGGACGCCCCGATCAGTGAGTCGTACATCTCCGTCGGGCCAACGCACCAGTTGCTGCCCCAGCGCCAGAGCACCTATCTCTCGAAAGAGAATCGGTGCCCCGATCCCATCACAGTATCCCTCCCACAGGGACAGGGCAAAGCCCTGGTCCAAGTGGTCGGTAGCTGCAGTGAGATCAGCGCTGAGGACAACGGCTGGGTGGGCCACTGGCTCCGCGAAGGCCTTCGAGACCGACCCCATGTGGTCGCCCAAG